TGTAGTCAAATCCCCTTCACGCTAACCGCCGGCACACGTACGACGATAACACCAGCCAACCACGTTGGTCTTCGCCCTGGCGGATTTGTTTCCGATTCCCGTCTCCATCGGTGAACCACGGTGACGGCGTTTGACTGCGTGTTTGCAGGGGTTTGCAGGCACCTGGGGGGGGGCTGGACGGCTGGCGGGCGTGGTGGCTGGCGGGTTGGACGGGTTGCGCGGCTGATCGAGTGCGCCAGATCCTAACCACGCCCCCACCCGTCGCTCGCCCGTGGATCCAATTATCTCGTCCGCCCCGCCACGCGATTTGGAAAGGATTCCTATGCGACTAGCGTTGATATGGATCGCGGCTGTGTCGGCCCTGGATGCGGCTTACTGCGTCCACGACGGTTATGGGTTCGTATCGGATGAGTTGAATCCGTTGGTCGTATGGGTGGTGGAGCAGGCGGGTATAGCGGGGTTAGTGGGTGCGAAGGTTATCGGTACGAGCCTGGTGGTGATGTCGTTGTATGAGTTGTGGTTCGTCCGTTATCGTCACAGGTGGATTGTCGTTACGGTTATGGGTATGGTTCAGTTGGCTGTAGTGCTGAGTTACATACCGAGGTGGTGGTAATGGTCCGCGAGTTCCATGTACTGAACTTGGGTGCTGGCGTTCAGTCGACGACGTTGTACCTGATGGGTATGCGTGGCGAGTTGGAGCATAACTTTGACGTGGCTATCTTTGCCGATCCTGGCGACGAGCCTGAGTCTGTGTACAAGCACCTTGAGTGGCTGGAGTCACTGGACGGCCCGAAGATTATCCGCGCTTCGCGGGGTTGTTTGGGTGACGACCTGCAATACGGGCGGGGGGAAACCAACCGTTGTGCGTCCATTCCGGCATTCACTGCGTTGACCGAAGGGCAACCGTTAGCAATGGTGCGGCGGCAATGTACTAGCGATTACAAAATCGACGTTATCACCAAGGCTGTCCGCCAAGACGTTGTCGGGTTGAAACCGCGTCAACGGATGCCGAAGGACGTACACGTCCACCAATACGTCGGGTTCTCATACGACGAACCAGGACGGGCCGCGCGAATGCGGGGCCGTTTCAATTCTATCCCGTGGGCGTCGTGCCATTTCCCGCTGATAGACGAAGTCATGAAGCGGGGCGACTGTTTGCGATGGTTGGAAGATCACGGCGGCGTCCCGCATGAGACGCCGCGATCGGCGTGCGTGTTTTGTCCGTTCCATTCAAACGACGAATGGCGGCGGGTAAAGGCAAACCCGGCGGACTGGGAACGCGCGTGCCAAATCGACGACGCGCTTAGAGATGAAACGAGTCCGGTCAACCAAAGCGGCAGTCGGTCGAAATTGGTGTCAAAATTATACGTCCACAAATCGTGCCGTCCATTGCGGGACGTGGACCTGGACGACAACCAGCGGTCGTTGTTTGACATGGAATGCGAAGGGGGCTGCGGACTCTGATGCCGAAGGATCGCCGGACGTTATTGAAGGAGTGGTTGGACGACGTTGGCGGCTGGGATGCGTTCACGGCGGAGCGTGAGGTTTGGATCAGGACGGGTTTGGACGAGGAGACTGCCCACTGGAAGGCCGCGAAGCAGATTGGCTATCCGGGCCATGCTCCGCCTCCGAAGGCTTCTAAGCGGCCTGTGGCGGCTTCTGGGGGAGTGAGTGAGGGGTTCGGTGGTGGTGGCGGCATCCGGGGTGATTTCGACTGGGTTTACCGTCATGTGAGTGTTGAGACGGTAACTGCGATGGATGCTCCGAGTTCTGGCGCTTGGGGTTTGTTGCAGTTTGCGCGGAGTGATCCACGAGCGTTTTTCACGAAGTGGATGGATATCGCGAGTCGCCAGGATGACCGCGAGCAGCTGATGGAGGGGTTTCGTGAGGATTCCAAGAAGCGAACGGATGAGATTGCAGAGATGTTGCGCAGTTTTCGGGGGGCGAGGGATGACGGACAGGGAGGTGATCTGGCGGATGCAGTTGACGTTACGGCTGCTGAAGATCCCGAGGCCGGAGAGCGAAATGACGATGTCGGAGATCCGCACGTTGTTGAAGGCGGTGATCCTGGGCTTATTGGATAGGGAGGCGTTGAACGAGGACCAGGCGGAGACGTTGCGTTGTTGGGCGAGTTTTGCCCCTGGTGACGACCTTCTGGAGGCTTTCGACTCCCCGAGCGTGGATGTGAAAGAGAACCCGTGGCCGAGTTTCGGGCTGGAGGAAGACGATGAGTGAACGCCTGAAGGACATTCGGCGTCGGGTGCAGCTGGAATCGAAGCTGTTTTGGCCCGAGGAGGTGGAATGGCTACTGGGTGAGGTGGACCGGCTGGAGGCGATGTTGTCGAAAGCGCCGATCAGCGAGGAGCATGAGATGGGGCGCAGCATCTTCAAGGACAACGATTGGGAAGTGTGCGCGAAATACGGTCACATGGCGGATTCTGCCCAGTACGAGTTGTGGCGAGAGGAGCGGTCCCAGGAAACGACGTGTCTCAACTGCGGTTTTTGGCGAGAACTGGACGACGTGGGGGCGGTTTACGACATGCACGGCGGACCAACGGACTGGTTGGGGTTCTGCCATCGTTATCCGCCGACGAGGAACGACACGGATGAGTCGACCGACGACAACTCTCCCACTGTGACACGGCACGACGATTGGTGTGGCGAATACGTCGAAAACGAGGGGGCGTGTCGGCGAAACCCCCTTAACTCTGCGGAAAACGGAGGTTTCGCCGACAACGGGGACGAAGATGTCTGATTTGTTCCCCGACATTGAGAAGAAGTTGTACGACATCCACTGGGACGGGGTGTTGACGCGGGAAGAGGCGTATTTCCTTGCCAGGCAGGTGGCGAACTTTCGGATGCGCCTGGAAACCGACAGTAAGCCAATCCCGGTTTGGGAGTCCGACAAGGTAGTGGGGATCAATGAAGCGGAGGCGCTTCGCAATCTCCGCAAGGAACTCCAGGTCTGCCAGACGGAGTTGGGCAAAAAGACGCGGCTTGCGTCATCCGCCAGTGCATTGTCCGAAAAGCAGAGCGAGGAACTCACCAGGCTCACATATCGCTGTTCGCGACTGGAAGCGGACGTGAAGAACTTGTGGGACCGTCTTCGCAAGCGGCACGGGGGCAGCCACGAAGAGTGCGAGGAGACGATCGAGTTGCTTCAGGAGTCACTGGATTCAGTGGAGGCATCCCTGAAGCGTTGGAAGGAATCGTGTATTTCAGCGCGGGCCGAACGCGATCTGTTGAAGAAGTCACGCAAGCCGCCGCTGAAAAGACGAAAAACCAATTCAACGAAGTGCGACTGGTCAGGTTGCACATACGACCGAAACGGTGGTTGGCGATTCTGCAAGGTTCACCTGGACCAGGCTCGCAAGGAGATAAGGGAGTCAGATTACCTGACACCAACGCAGGGATACGGATCGACGACGAAGCACCGTCGCAATGGGGCCGGTTCCCGTTCGATCGGCACTAATACCTGGGAAAACGTGGTTCGTGCGATTGAGGACCGGGAATGACCGATCGCAAGCAAACTGACGGGAAGAAAGCCGTTTGGGTTTACCACCGGCACAAGATCCTCAAAGGCGAACTGGAATTCTACAGGTACAAGAACGGCAACCTGAAAATTGATTTCAACGACGAGGACGGTTTGCGATACGCCACCCTCAGTGCGGATGTTGACATCGTCCTCAAACTGAAAAATGACGAGTTTGTTGCCAAGACCTATTCGGAGAACTCGGGTCTCGTAGAGCAGTTCATCGAGAACGGGTATTTCGTCCGCACCGGGATTGAAGTGCCTGTCGGCATTGCCTCTTTGCAACCCGTTTTGAAGGTGCCGTTTTTCTTCGAGGAAAACGAATGACCGATTGCCGCCATATGGGCCGAACCCGTCTGAACGTCAACCCCCTGTGCAAGGTGGACCGGGAGTGCATATTGACGTGCCTGGACTGTGGCGAGCGAATCCCGAAGGGTCATTACCGGAAACTGTGGGAATCAAGCGGCCTGAAGACCAGGGGGCCAACCGGAAACACGTTCGGTTTCCACACCGATCACAGCGGATACCAAGTTGACGGCGGTTACGAGAACCATGGAGCGGATCAGACGTAAACAATTCGTTTCGCGCACTTAAGGGGGGGGAGGCTGCGCGAAACGAATTTGGGCGTAAGTTACGACACTACCGTTCGACTGTTCGATGAACACTTGTCGAACGATCGAACACTGCTTTCACCGCAAAACAAGGGATATCCAGGCGTTCGGTTGGGTGTTCATCGAACACTTCACCGAACAAAACGTTTCGTTTTCTTTCGTTTTGTTTCGTTTGGTTACTTTGACATGCCAGTAGCACCGATCCTGAAACCGACTGGGACCATCGACACCCCGTGTTACAAAGCGGTTCCGAAGGATTTCGAGGCGAACCTGGAGTATCGCCGGAATCTGCTGGAAGAGGCTGCGAACAGTCGGGAGGCACAACAGAACATCTGGCTGGCCTGTTCACGGGATCTGTTGTTCTACATCAACGCTTTCGTGTGGACCTACGACCCCCGAAAGATCGCTGACGGGCAGAGTCCGAAGCTGCCGTTTATCACCTGGCCTTATCAGGATGATGCGTTCCTGGCACTCGATGAGTCGATCGGCAAATCGGACGTATTGATCGAGAAGAGCCGGGACATGGGGGCGAGTTGGATCTGTCTGACGCTGTTTGAGTGGCGTTGGCATTTCAGGGAACTGCAGAGTTTTCTGATGGTCTCGCGGAAGGAGGGATTGGTGGACGGTACAGGGGACTCACTGTTCGCCCACGTCGACTTCATCCAAAAGAACCTGCCGTCCTGGTTGATGCCCGAGATACGCCGAAACAAGTTGAAGCTGATCAACCTGGCCAATGGCTCAAAGATCGAAGGTGAGTCGACCACCGACAACATCGGTCGTGGTGGTCGACGTACCGCGATGCTGATCGACGAGTTTGCTGCGTTTGAGGGTGGCGGCTACGACGTATTGAGTGCGACAGCCGACACCACAAACTCTCGGATATTCAATTCGACTCCAGCGGGTACTGCGAATGCGTTTTACGCACAACGCCAGGCCGGTACTCCGCGGCTGCGGTTCCACTGGTCGGAGCATCCCGAGAAGGCGGCTGGCCTGTGGTACGACGATGACGGCAATCCGCAGAGCGACTGGTACATCGGTGAAAAGAAACGGCGGGCACACGAGGTCGAGATCGCCACGCAGTTGGACATTGATTACCAGGGTTCTGCGTACCCGTTCTTTGATCCCAAGACGCTGCAGCAGTTGAAGGCCAACTACGTTCGCAAACCGAACCACGTCGGAAGCCTGTACGTCGAGGACGGATATGAGCCCCGGTTCGTCGAGGACGATGTCGGGTTGTTGAAACTATGGTGTGAACTGGACCGAGACCTGTGTCCTCCGAAGGACCGGGAGTATGTCGTCGGTTGTGATATCAGCCAGGGGACGGGAGCGAGTGATTCGGCCATATCGGTGGTGGACCGTCTCAGCGGTGAGAAAATGGCCGAATTGTGCAGCAACCGGATCTCGGCCAACCGGTTCGCGGAGTTGGCTGTAGCGTTGTGCCGGATGTTCCGTGGTCCGAACGACCGGGGTGCGTACCTGATCTGGGAGGCGACTGGCCCGGGCCGGACGTTTGGCCGAACGGTGGTCGAGGACTGCGAATACGCCAATATCTATTTCAAGACAGACGAAACAAGTTTGCGTCGAAAACAGTCGGATCGGCCTGGCTGGTTCTCGACCGGCGAGGGGAAAAAGGACTTGTTGATGAACTACCGGGATGCTTTGGTCACCGGCAAGTTCCTGAACCCATCTGAGAAATCATTGATACAGGCG